TTGTTGTGCAGAATAATCGGAGAGAGTGATCGTCATTTGTTGAGTGCTCATACTATAGGGACACTTTCAAGGGCCCAGTTACTGATACCTAAACTTAAATCCCTCTTCGCTCTACTTAACCCAGTTTTTTTCCATCGTAAAGTTGGCATAAGAGAAACATTCACGATTCACCAACTTGAACATTCCAAACTCATTGGTAAGGACATAACCTTCTCCCATAATACGTTCACCATTCAAATAGGAAGCAGGTCCATTGTCCCTACAAAGAAATAAACAATCTTCTTTAATGCTACGAATAAGAGACCACAGACGAATCAGGTTAGGATCACAATCAAAGTCATTCACGTTCTCTACACTAATCTGCTCACCTGCACGAATGTAAGCATTAAGTTGCTTCTTAATCTTCTCCGCTTCCTTGTTAGAAACGAACTCGCAGGCAGTAGACATTTGACGGGCAAATGCACAGATTTCAGCAACATCCCCGAACGATTCTTGACCGTGTTGAATGTATGCTTGAGGTTTCACATACTTGACGCGAGCAGTATCAACCCACAGATAAAAGTCGGGTTGCGCTACAGCATCACGCAAATCTTTCTTTGCAGTGTAACAAGTATGAGGAGCGATGATGATGTTTTGTTTTACAACTTCTGAAAACTGATAGGTGATAGTATTCGGTTTGTATTCACAATCACCACCGAAACCGATAAAGTCTGCTTGCACAATACCAGCAATGGCAGGCAGATTGTCAAAGCAAGCGTGAAGAATCTCTGCTACATTTCCAGTGTGATTAGCATCAATGTCCTCGTGCGATTCGTTGATTTTGATTTTTACTTTGTTGAACACACTTTTGGTGCCCACAAAGAACTTACCAGTTGCAGGATTGGTGCCCCAAACAATAGCGGGAGCACCATCAATCTTGACCGAAAGTTCACCACCAGCAGTGAACCAATCCAACACAGACAGATTGCCAGTCAGGATAGAATCTTCGGGGTGTTCGATGTGAGTGTTCTTCATACTACTGGTACACTTTCAAGGGCCCAATAAACAAATAAAAAAAGAGAGGGGATAACCCTCTCAAGAAAAGATGCTATCGTAAGAGTTCCTTACTTTGCCAATCAGTGCAGTACGTTGTTCTACAGTCACCAGATTGTTGCGGGCAAAGTTGATGAAAGCAGTAAGTCCAACGAGTTCCATAACACCATTGAACACTGGGATTGCATCAACAACTGAAACAACTTCGTGAATAAGAAGTTGTGCAACAATCACGAAAAACAGAACAGCGGTAGAAAGACCAACATTCTTGAGGAGTTCGTTAGAAACATTCTCATTCACGAAAGTCTTAACTTGTGCGATTTTGTCTTGCATTTGAGATTGATTGTGGGGCACCGTGCCCCTTACACTACTGATACACTTTCAAGGGCCCAGTTTCAATCAACAGGAAGTTTTACTTTTGAGTTACTCTTTGGTATGTTAAGTTCCTCCATAATGATTTGCTTGGGTAGAAAGTTCCAACAATAGTAACTAGAACTGAAAGTAATTTTGTCGTTTGGTCTACCATCAGGACTGTGAAACTTCATCCGTTTGTCAAACATCAACAGTTGCAAATCCTTGTCCTTGAATAACTGTTTCGGAGCACTATCATTTAACCAAGTGTTAGTCATAATGAGGGCAAATGGTTTACCAAATGATAATGCTCGCTCAAAGAACTTACGTTTGTTTGTGAATGGTGGATTGGATACAATTACATCCCATTCAAACTTTGGAGTGAAAGTAAGAAAATCCTGCCCTAATGAAATATGACTAAAAATAACTTGATTCTGTGGTGAGATTTGCTTCACAAACTCACTCTCTTTGGTATCAAATGGACACCAAACAGTTGCACCTTTAGGAATGTATTTGAGAATAGGTGCTACACCATATGCAGGAGTATAACACTCATCGTTATTACCCTCCGAGTACATCAGTTTTCCACTGTCAAGAGTCATACAATTTGAGTTCCGTATTGATAGATTTCTTTGCGGGTCAGACTACCAGAAAGGCGGGGATCTTTGTGCTTACCGTGAATCTTACGCTCCCAATCTTTCTTGAGTTTAGGAAGCAGAATCATCAGCACATCATCACAAGTCAGCTTCCACACTTCAACAACTTTTCCACCTTCATATCGGGCAATATAGTGATTGGAATACTTACCAAGTTTCTCCTCAATCAGATAACGTTCTTGCTCTTCCCAGGTATTTTGGACACTGATACCATTATAAGTCCCATTGATAGATTTAGCAATAGTTGATTTATACTCACATTCACCATCTTGATCGACAGCATCAGCACCCGAATAGGTTTCTGCTACTTGATGTCCAAGAATACCAGCAAGATGTATCTCGCGGGAGCGAGCATAACTGAAAGGATCACCCCAACCTTGTTCCTCACAAAGTTGATACATTTCCTCAAACAGTTGTTGAAATCTTTGTTCGGGAGTCATTTGCGTTGTGCTTATACTAATACAACACTTTCAAGGGCCCAGTTTCAATCAACAGGCAATTTACCAACACTTTTACCTTTCTTGTGATCTGCGATAAACTTTCGCGCAGAACTTTCAGTTCTACACACCTTCAACTGTTGACCGTTGTGTATAATCATCAGCTGCTTGCCATAAGGTACAGCAGCATATTCACCTTTGCCTATAATGAATCCCTCAATCATACCAGAAACCTCTTCTCATATTCAAGCAAATCAGATGGTGCAGGAATAACATTGTCATCATATTCTACAGCATTTTCCCACCTTGCGCCAGTCTTTTGATACAGTTTGATGTTGAGATGTTGGTACTTGAGATTAGTTGGAACGTGAACTTTATAGTCAATTCCATCATTCTCTGTCAGCATACTCAGCTGCCTATTCTCTTCCTTTGTGACTGTAATCGTGGAACAAGACAACCAGAATAGATTCTCAAATACATCATAATCAGACAGGTATTTGTCTGGATTATCCATAATCATCCGACCGATGAATTGTGGGGACAAACAGTGATCGTGAGTGCGTTCTTTTGAATTATTCTTTGCCTGCTCACTTATCAGACCAAGATGATTCACCTGCCCACAATCAAACACACCAATGTAGTACAATCGTGTGATGGGTCGGAAGAAATCAGGGTCTCCCCAGTTGACTACATTTGCTGCCAATGAGTTGAATGTAGTTTGGCAGTATGCTTTCCAGTTCTTCGAGTTCATTTTGAGAAAAATCGGTGATTTGGTTGCGATGGATGGGTTCTAGGTCAGTTGCAGCAGAATTGCAGAAAAATCAGGGTTTTAGTCTAGTGGCCACCTGATGTCTCATTGCGTCTCACCTGCGAACCACCGACACGGCAGGTTCGCCCTTCTGAAAGATAGTATCAACAACAGCTTGCACAGAGCGAGCAGTGGAGATGCCAACTTTATCATAGACGGGCACACAAACCAGACCAAACTTCTTGGATTCATCACCCAGACGAATCACACGCCCAATAGTCTGCGAAATGCCAATGTAGTCCATATTCCGCATAAACAACACTGCTTCCAGTCCAGACACATTGATGCCCTCAGATAGGATGCTATGATGAATCACAACAAATCGCTTGCTGCTATCCTTACCCCATGCGTTGAGAGTATCAAAGAACTTCTCACGATCCACCTTCTTGCCATCAATAACTGCACCAGTCTTGGATGTAATCATCATCCACGAATAACCACGCTGCCGAAGTTGCGAACAGAAATCAGATTCAGATACCAAACCGATGATTTGTTTGGTGGTGCGAGCACAAACCAGAATCTTTTTGATACTCTGGTCATCAATGGTTTCCAGCAGATTCTCAGCATCACGCTCATAAATCACCTGACGATCTTTGACCATAGGCAACTGCTTGACCACAACTTTAGGGGGCAGAATGTAACCACCGTCCACCAGTTCAGGTGCAGGAACCTGGCAGATTACCTGACCATAGACTTCAGGCAGGTTCATTCCTGGTTTGCCTATAGCGACAGAATGACGCGGGGTAGCAGTAAAGAAGTAGCAACGATTTGCATTGGCAGCGAAGTGCTCAGTTGCAGGGAAAAAGTTACGCTTGACGCTGTTATGCGCTTCGTCGAAATATATCGTATTCACTTCAATACCAGACTCCTGAACACGATTCAGGGAATTGTAGGTGGTGAAGATGATACGATGACGCTTGTATGTTTGTACTGCCCAGTCATAAATCACGTCAGGATTAGTGGTAGATTCGTGATGAGTTTCTCCACTATGAACGTGAAGAATACGAACCATAGGGTCAGTGATGTGCTCCAGAAACTCACTAGAGAGTTGCTCAGCAAGCAGAATACGCGGAGCAACAACTACAACTGTCTGAGGAGTTTCTGACTGAAACAGACGCAGAGTATCATAGATCATCTTCAGCGTTTTGCCGCCGCCAGTAGGAACAATCACTTGACCTTTGTTATGCTGAAGCATAGCAGCAACAGCACGTTCTTGATGAGGACGAAGAGTAATCACTTGTTCAGAAGATTGGTAAGGTCAAAGATAACATTTTGCATCGCAGCGCGAGAATAACCTGTCGCAAAAGGATAGGTTTTCTCGTGATTATCGCTCTCGGATGAGTCAACATTATAGCACACGTTGACTGCATCCTGCAAATTGCTAATTAGACGTTGAAGGGTATCAACCCTCACAGTCACGGTTTCCATAATGTTGTAGGCGATTCTAGAGGGGTCTCAGAGTGTTATACTATGGAGACAGTTTCAAGGGCCCAGTTCTACTTGCCCGTGAGTGATGATTGATAATGACTTCCAGGTTTGTCTCTTCCCTTTTGTAAATCTGCTTGAACTCTCTTACCAGTTCTCACAATTTTCTTCTTCTCGTCTCTAGTGTAAGGTCTCTTTTCGCCCTTTGGAAGTAAAGAACCTTTGATCATATGATCTTCTTTATCACCAGAAGGTTTCTTTGCTGGTGCTTTCTTTGAGAGAAGCTTTGTTGCTGCCTTCTCTGCTTCTTTTGCCTTTGGTTTCTCTGCTGATGCTGTTCCGCCCGATTTCTTTGCAGCAATTCTTGCCTGCGCTGCCTTTCTTCTTTCTGCTTTTATTTTCTCAGCATAAGATTGGGCAACTTCTTTGCTACCTCTTTCTTTCTCTGGTTGTTGTACTCTTGTGGATGCTTGTCTTTGAGTACCTACATCCTTTCTTTCTTTGTAACCAACAGGAACTCTCTTTACTTTGCCAGTTTCAGGATCTCTAACTGACTTCATTCTTCTCATTTCAGGAGCAGTTTTCTTGCGCTCAGCTCCGATCTTTTGACCATCACCGCCACGACGGATTTGTGATGATCCCATAACACTGGCATCGTATGCTGCTTCAGCAAGCAAAACAAACTCCTGAAAGGTTTTCATCTTTATCTAAACACTCTTTTTAGTATTTAGATCTCAACCTCCTTTGCTTTATAGGAACCCTTGAAGACACGACCTTCAGCATACAGTTGACGCACACGTTCACGACGAGTAGCAATCAATAGATCGTACTGTGCTTGCTGTTCTTTTGTAAAGACGAAATCTTGTTTCCTCCAAGCATCATTCAATTCACGAATGTGGGGGAGCACGTTAGCAATAGTTTCAGACATAATCAGTAATCGTAGTTAGAGTTAAGAAAAGCATTGAAAGATTTTTCATCTTCTTTCTCATCAAAGAGATCTTCATTCATCTCCTCAACAAAATCAAAGTGAGAAAACTCTTCAATTTGAATGTCGTCGAAAGAATCCATAATGGGATCGTTGCTTACATTATAGAGACAGTTTCAGGGGCCCAGTTTAATCAGCGAGACATAATTGCTTTAAGTCTTGCTTTCTTTGCTGCTACTTCTGCACCTGCTTCGTGTTCCATTTCTCCGTGTGCTTGACGGATTTGCATACCTTTCCAACGGGCAGATGCTCTGGCAACCTGTTTGTTATACTCATTTGGTTGCATTTTAGGATGCTGCTCCATAAATTGCTGAAAGGTCTTCATTGCTGCAATAGTTTTTGATTATTTATTTCAGTCGGGAAATGATGAGTTCTTAATACACCATAAACAATAAAACAGTTGGTGATTAGAATAGACAAAAACATCAAAAGACGAATAAGAGCTATCTTATCTGCCTCTTGATTGTTTTTACCTGCTTTTTCTCCTAGAGATTTTGCAATCAATCTCCAAAGACCTTTGTGTTTCATTTACCAGATTCTTTGAGTAGTTTGACTTGATTCCAATCATTCCTATGCACCAAGACACAAACATCGTTCACCCGATTGTTCCCCACACGAACACAAACTGAAATATATTCGTCACAGACAAAACGAACTTCACCAACCCAATCTTTGTATTGAACGATGATGCCTTCGGCAAAGGATGGTTTCATACAAAGAACTTATCCAGTGGAGATTCTTTGAGTGTCATTGCTGTGTAGTTTCTTGTATTCTTGAAGTTCACAACTTTACCAACTGTAGAACTATTTACAGGACTATAGAACTTACATTCTTTATAGTTGTAGAACCCCCAGCAACATTTGACAGGTTTCCCCAAATTATAATCAAACTTGCGGTCATAACACAACCAAATGCGAAAGACATTACGTTTGAACTCTTCAACTTCATAATGTGTATTCTGTGGTGCTTTGTGAATAAACTGCGGAATCAAATCAACTGAAAGTTTCATCAGCAATCGTAATCTTTGACATATGAGAGCAGTTTAATCTGTTCTTGTAGTTGTAGAATCTCTTGCTGTTGTTCTGTAATCTTTTGTTGCAATTCAGTGAT